AAAACGTTAGTCGATACTGTTATCCATGTCGGGCTCTTCATCACACAAAACGGCATGCTGCAAAAACGTCTCAACATCCATCTTGTAAACATGCTCAACTTCGTGGCACTTTACAATAACGTCTTTGCCGTACTCACGTTTGGCGCGACTCACACACAGACGTTCACCAAGCCCACCGACAACCTCGAAACCGCCGATACGGTTAAAAGTCATGGTTGCCATATCCGGCTCGAAAACGTCAACAACGGTAGTCTTGATAGTCTTCTTGATAGCACGCATTTTATCTCCTTACTTCCGTGCTTTTACTTGCAATGGTATTATACCAAATTAGAAACCGTTATAAAAGTCGTAATCATCTTTATACGTGGAATTGTAGCGATTGAGCAACCTATCCAAACGGTGTCGTTCACGTTTGAGCTTATTAAGCTGTATCTGAACTGCAATCAACGATACAACACTCAACGTGAACAGTATTAACCCTAAGACAAAAACAATCCACGCAGTAGAATTTATCTGATAAACCAACGGCTACCACCTACCAACATACACTGTAAGATACTCATACGGTGCCATAGAATCGTGGTGAGAGCACTGCAACTCCATATCAAGCAAACGTGATAGAGTGTAGTCGCGGCACTTCTTAGGCTCCCTCACGGCTTGCATGATGCCACGTAAGTGGCCGCGTGCTATCTCATGTCTTGCATCATCTATAAAAACGACGATACAATCATCTAATCCGTCAAACCCTGCTAGAAACTCTTTAACCAGCATGATAGCACTCTCCCTAGTACCATGCGTTAAACGGCTTAATAGAATCGAATCGACAATTAAAAAACGGCTTGATAGATTCTATAGTCGAACCGTTAAAAGATTGTACAAACTCGCCTTCGCCGTTCAATTCTACAATTGTATGAGTTGCGCATATTTTACGTGCGCGTTCAAGCTCATGTTTAACGTTCATATAACATGTGTTTACCTCGTAGCAGTGTTCGTGTAACCAACGGCCGAACTGTTTACGAGTTGCAGCGCTGCAAGTGCAGTCGTTTGATACGTATAGAATACTGTCTATAACATAACAATTTGGTTTTAAAATTGCTATAGGCGTGCAATAGCTTACAAACTCGATACAGTCTAACCTACCTAAATCATTATAACAGTAACGTTCGTAGGCGTTACAATTGTAGAACGGTTTAACATAGACATTAGTGTAAACGCCCAAAGTGCTGTCTTTAGACTCTTCAATCATCTTTACTCCCCATTCTAGTTAAATCGAGCGAATACCGTTCTCAAGCTCCCACGCGACATACTCAACTAAACCTTGATAGAAACCGTTAAGTTTAGCGGTAGCTTTATCTGATACCTCAGACCATATAATAATAGGGGTTACTTGCAGATACGTATAAGTATCATATTTAATTCCGTTGCTTGTAACGTCTGTAGTAACCGAGGCAGGGGCGCATAGAACCCTATATTTATATAGGCCATTGATGCAATCTCGCGTTGCGTACACCTCATAACCTTCATTAGAACCCTTAACGCGTACTTTTTTCTTTGCCAATGTTTTGTAGCTCATTTTTTGTCTCTCCTTCGCTTGCATCGGTGGGACTCTTTATCCCCTCTCGCTATGGCTATCTTATACCAGTTGCGGTTGTAATTGCAACAACTTTTTTCGTTTTTTCAACTAAAAAAATCTTAAACCTCAAGTTGAACTTTAATGTTAACCCTAAACCTCAAGTTGAACTTTAATGTTAACCCTAAACCTCAACTTGAACTTTAACGTTACCCATAAACCTATACATATGCACGCGCGCACCCGCGTAACACGCGTATAGGCGGCTCCCGGCAATGCCAGAAACCGCCTATCGAAAGTGCTCGATTTTAACGCGCCGTTTACGTTTTCTCGATTGTGACCTTGTATCCGCCACCAGTTAAAGTTACAGATTCAGCACCCTGATTTCCAGTATTCCCACCAGCACAATCAGCATTACCGTTATTGGCTGTGTCACTACCTGCATATTTTAGCCAACTCATCTCGTCACCGTAATAGAGCGAACAATCCAAGTTGCTGCCATAACTACCCACTCTTCCATCGCTACAGAACTGCCAAGCGACGACATTTCCGTCAGCTTTCGGGCATTTCCATTTAGCTGCTTGCGCGAAAGACGGATGCGTAACTGCTGGATAGGCGGCAACCCATCGGGCGCAGTTACGCTCGACTCCGCCTTGGTTGAAGCGCCACGGGTTCGCGTAAATCCAACACCACACGCCTGATATATCCTTTAGGTGGCGTACAAAGCGGTTCACCCAATCTACGCTCTGATTTTTCTCCCAATCAAGTACAGGTATACCGTCTTTGAAGTAGTTACGACAGTTGTTATAGAAGAACTCACATTCAGTCTCCGGTTTACCGTTTCTTGCGAAGTGGTAGAAACCTCGCAGCAGACCAATCGCTTTAGCTTGCTGGTAATGAATATCGCATTTGCTGTCAACGATTGTCGTGCCTTCTGTGGCCTTCATGATGCAACCTGAAATCGAGTTCGACACGGCTACCAAGTTCAGGTCCGCTTGGTAGCCGCTTATGTCGATAAAGTTAAGCATCAGTCTACGCCGGGTAGGTGATGCTACAGCCTATTCCGCCCAAACTTTCACCACCTGATTTACCGTAAATTGATGCCACACACGATTTGTGGGTTGATTCGGGTTCAAAGAAGAAGACAGCGTTAGATGTGCCTGAGTTGGTGTAGCCGACTGTGTTTACGCTTCTTTGTGGTGAGAATACTGGAGGATAGTTGGTGTTAGAGTAACCGGCACCCATGTTACCATCAATATTAATGGTAACTAGGTTATCGTGCAATACGACATTGAAGTTTGCACCTTTCCAGTCATACGAACCACGCTCGTAACGCGGGGAGTACGTGCCTTTCAGCGCAGATAGGATATAACCGGCCATAACCTTAGCGCCTGTAGCGTTAGGGTGAATATTATCTGACTGGTAATAACCCGGCTCGCCCTTTCCCCATATCCACGCGCCGATGATAACGTCAGCTCCGTTCTTGTTGCCTGCTTTGCTGATTGCGTTGATTTTAACTCTCTCGTTCTCCTGGATACTCGAATAATCCCAAAGCATTGGAACGATAATCACACGGGCGTTCGGGAACCAAGTTCGCGCATCTGTGCAGAGTTCGGTGATGCGTTCCATGGCTGCGCTATCGTCCATGATATCGTTTCTACCTCCTGCGATAACGATGTAGTTGATGCTATCAGGATCTTCTAGTTGCTCGTGCGCATTTTGAAGTTGGTCATGGAACAGCTTAGAGCCTACGTTGAAACCAGCACCCGATACACCGAAATTGTTAACTTTTATCGAGGCATCGAGCTGGTGCAGCCAATAAGGCCAAGTGTTAAGCTCGCTTTCAGCTTGGGAGTACGAATCTCCGATAGTGATGATGTTGAAACCGCTCTTGGAAATCTTAGCATCGAGTTCGTTTTCTCTCGCTGTGGCACGAGTCGTTTCAGCAGCGATTGCGGCAGCGTTCTTCTGTTCTTCAGACTTAGCCCTTTCGATTTCGTTCTGGATAGAGGTCGAGTTGGCATTTTCTGCGGACGTAGCCCTTTCAGTCTCGGCTGCGATAGACTCCGATAGCGTTCTCTCGCTGGCAGTTGCGCGCTCAGTCTCGACAACTACTTTGGAGTCGATAGACGATTCTGCATTTTGTGCGCGCTCTGTCTCGTTTGTGATTAGCGTCTTCAGGGCTGAATCTGTAGTTCCGGCGAGTTTTGCGCTGTTTTCCTGCGCTAGCGTCAGGGCATCGTTTGATGTTTTCACAACGCTGTCGTACTTTTCGCTAACCGCCAGAGTCTCCTTGCGGTACATCTCCACCTGCGCGTTATAGTTACCAGTTATCGCCCAGAAGTTAGCATTGGTGATTTCGATGCCAACAGGCACATACTGACGAGACGTATAAGAAGCTCCTTGATATAGCACGATTGTCAGCGGTTCGTACTCGCGCTTGGAATCCCAATCCAATGGCTCCGCAAACAGCGGAACGTAACGTGCGCCTACATACTGCGTTACACCTTTGGCGATTTCGCCAGCAGCGTCTTTCAGCGACGTGGCATCGCTAAGTGCGCGAGCTACGCATCGCTCGATTATCTGCATTGTCTCGTTGTCGATAGCCATATCCGGTATCCTTTCTAGCCGTTGTACTTGCCGATAATCCAGAACAGCAAATCTGAATTAGGTTCGATACTCTTATTGCAGCTGATTCCCACTGAGTCCATCTGCAGCGTGTAGCTGTCCTTCGAGGACACGCCTGTAGATGCGCCTTTAATCCAAGTCGGGGTGCGCGCGATTCGCGTTGCCGCAGATATTCTAGTTTCGGCGTTGGTCTGGATTCGTATATTCATAGCGACCAGACCGCCGATTCGCGTGGTGTTGTATAGCGTCAGAGTAACACCTTGGAGAATGTCTGTGAAAACGCCCTCCGTAGGCTGTTCGATAGTTTCGGACTTGCTTGGAGCATACGAGTACACGCCATCAGATGTTACCGCCCACTCGTCCGATACATCGCTGTCAACTTCATGCTTCAACTTGACTCCACCGAACGTCTGCCTGTCGGCAACATCTACGTTTAGCTTATTATCGTTGTAGTTAAGACCGTTTCCGGCAGCGCTTTTCAGACGGCTGTCGATGGTATCGCTCATTACGCTTGAATCATAGTGCGTATTGTTGATTATTCCGTGTCCGTCCGCTGCGTAGCGAAGAATCAAACGCCCGTATTCCTCGGTACCGTATATAGCTCCGGTGTCGAACTGGATTTCACTCCACGATTCAGGTACGTATGTGCAGAAGTAACCATCGTCCGTTAGTCCGAAGAATATCTGCTTTGCGGAGCGCTCGTAAATCCTCCAAGCATTTTCATCGAACCACTGCTCGATTTGCTGCGCATAGTACTTATCGAAACCATGCTCAACGAACTGCTGGAACAGGGTTTGCAATTCTGCAATCGCTGCCGTGTTCTTATTCGTCTGCTCGATATGGCTGTTATCTTGATGGCACAGCATATCGACAACTTTCCACATCTGACTGATAGCCTGTTCCTGAGAATCTACATCCCAGTACAATTTGGGAATCGAAGGCGTGAAATTCGTGATACCGGTAAACGGCAACGGTGTTCCGTCAACGTTCTCGAACATATTCAAGTACCTCCTATTTTACATCTTCATCGTCATACGAGGTGCCATGGGCCAAGCCCACCTTATACGATTCGAGTCCCAGGTGCTCCACGAGCCAGTGTCCGATAGTCGGATTCATCTTGCCGATGTTCTCTACGATAGAGGTTAGCTCATAGATTGCGATATACGCGCACACTCCCGTGCATACAGGTATTTTAAGGTCGGTGTTGACGAAATCGGTTCCGAATACAGCAAGGCAGATTTCGATGCACTTGCTCGCACCGATAGCGAACACCTCGCCCATCTTGTTCCAAAGGCCGTCCCTCATGGTGGTGGAGTTAAGCTCACCGCGTCGCATAGCGGCCGCATATCCGGTTACCACATCGAAGGCGCACATGCAGAGCGGCAACATGATTACGATAAATTGGTGTTTCATATACATCCATTCTACCAAGCATTTATATTGAGTGTTAGCAGGCACGAGAAAAGAGGTTCCAACTCGTTTACGATAAGCAAATCAACATCGTCATAAGACTTGATTCGCTCAGCGAAATCGAAAACGGTACCGTCCCTTATGCGCTCGTACTGGTGGTCGGTTCCGCTGCTCGCATAATCCTCATTTCCTGAGAGACGAGTCTGCGGAAAATCTGAGAACACGTTCCTAGACTTATAATACTCGTCAGTTGAGTTCAGCGAATCGGGCGATTGAGCCAGCTTTCTGTACAGCACTATGTACTTTGGCATAATCTCGTCAAGTTTGCGTAGGAACTCGCGTTTCCAAGCTCCAAGCGGAAGTATACCGATATCACGCATGTAATAATGGTTAAGAATCTTCTTGCAAAGACGAGCGTGTTGCTCTTCGCTGAACTTCGGAAAATCCCATGACTGTTCAGTCAGGTCGAACCAACCGTCCCTGTATAGCTCGCCTAGGCATAGGTTGCTTACGCTGTGAAATTCAGGCTCATATACGGAATCGAAATCAATAGGCTCGATAATGGCCATTTTTTGCACCTCCTATTCGTTTAGCGTTTTGATTAGCGCCGCGTCGTTATGGAACAGGTTCCAATTCTCGGAGATGTTGTCCTGATTCCACACAACGCCGATTTCATCGTCAAGATATTCACCGAAACGAGAGTTGAGCTTGTCGCACGCATCTCGCAGACACGATAGCGTACTGAGTCGCACGATTTGAGCTGGTGATTTCTGTGCGCGCACCTCGTCCTCTGTTTGACGCTCCGATTTGAACGGCGTGTTCTCGATACCCAGCATCGTGTAGATTCGATTCCACACGGATTGCTCGTCCGCTGTCAACTCTTCGCCGATGTACGGAACACCTGTCTGCAAAGCGTCGGTCTCAATCGCGCTCATGCCGTTAGTCGTGATGATTGCCAGCTCTCCGCCTGCGACTTGCTTAGCGATATTCTCCATATCGTATTTCTTCTCTTGCGGCCCTCGTAGGATGAACGGGATTTGCTGATGAAACCTGTTCATGTTCTTGGTCATTCGGATGTGCACAAGCTCCGTTGCGTACAGGTCGATACTCTCCATGATTGGGAACCTCGTGCTATTGTCCCACACCAGTACTCCGTTTGCAGGCGTACAGTCGAATTTCCAACCGTTATTGCCGAACGATTCCCATTCTGGATATTCATCATAGACGTTAGGCACGCCTTTCAGCACGGCCTTGGTGCTGAAGAACGTACCGCGCATCTTTGTAGGAAATGCGATTGTCGCAACTCCCTCTGTCGCTAGGATGTAGTTCAGGTACCTGCTGTTGCACGTCTTAGGAAGGTTTACCCACTTGAACCTGTTGGTGGCCATTTTCAGCATAAGGTCGCGATAGTAGTTGTACAGGCGCGTATTGTAGTCCTGGGTGCCCCAGTAGTTAAGGCCGTAACCCTTTCGCGTTGGAGACGTGCTGCACCTGTTACGCTTCTTTCCACCTCGATGCGCCATAACTTAAATCTCCCCTTTTTCCGTTAGCAAATCTGTTACTGCAAGCTGCGTCACACCTTGGTAGTTGGTCGCGCTCGCTATGATTGATTTTAGCACAGTTTCGGAAGTGGCTAGCATGTTGGCGACGGCTTCCTCATGTGATTCGGACATTGTCTGCGATGCCTGCCGATATGCGTTCACTTGCGCATCATTGTGCGCCTTGTTCACATACCAGTCGATAACCTTCTGAATCTCACCGTCCGTCATGCCCTGATAGGTACCGAGTTCCAGAAGTTCGGAAATCTCCCTATCTTTAGGGGTCTCCTCTGTAACCGTTCCGTTAGCTTCAGTTGTCATAGGGGTTCACCTTTCCAATCTCGTTCGGATTGCTCCACACCGTAACACCGTTCCTGAAGATGTTACCGATTGACTGCTGCGCGAAATCGCTCGACTCGCCCTTATCGTACACCCATAAATCTGATGCTTTCCAATACGTGAAGTGTTTCATAAGGCAAAGCTCGTCCACATTCCAAATCTGGTTAAGGTTGTATCCGTGGCGCACGAACTCGTCACCTGCTGCACGGATAGAGCCCTTAGATTGCGTGCGCACCTTTACCTGAACTCCTCGCGTGCGCATGTAGTCCGGTGCCGAATCGCCTCCGTCTGGACAAAGCCGCACGGGAGACATGTTCTTTGAGTCGTTAGATAACGCTTTGAACTGGTTCTGAGTGTTGCGCAATACGTCCTGCGCGTTGGCGATTGCCGCACGATCGCTCCAATTCGATACCGAATCGGTGTTCGATTTCAAGCGCTCCGCATTTGCGACAGACGTGTCGCGCGAGTTGGTTGCATTGGTAACAACCGTGTTGCGCGTGTTGGATGCGTTCGTCTTGATGTTGCTCACGCTGTTGGCCGTGTTCGCGCTATCGCATGAGTTGCTTCTTGCGGTGTTGGATGCTGCGGCGTTGACGTTGTGCTGGTTAACTGCGGTGTTCTCGATAGTAGAAATAGTTGCGTTCATTGTGTTGCACGTCTTTGTTCCCTGAAGCACGAAATTATTATAGTTAGCCTGAAGGGATGCCACTGCAGAGTTGCATTGTGCGGTCATGGCAGCGTTTGATATTGTAGTCGATGCACCGACTAGGGTACCCGCCGTTTGGAGCGCGCCCATAGCCGCGCCTGCAAGCGCCCCGGCGGGGCCTGCCACGGCTGCACCTGTGATTGCGGCGGCGGCGATATCGCCTGCTGCGCTAGCTGTCTGCGCCACCGAGTTGTTTCCGGCCACAGCCACAGAGGTCTGGTTCTCGGTTTGTGCCGTGCTTAGCGTGAATGAATTTCCCGCCGTAGTCTGCAAACTCGACAAGTTGTTGTTTTGCTCGTTAGTGCCTGTAATCTGCTTGTTATGGGAAGCCGTGTTCGCGTTCGCTGCCGAGTTGTTGGTTGCCGTTATATCCGTTGCGCACGCGCGAGAGTTGGCGTGGTTGGAGTTCATCGTGTTCGCGTCGTTGTTCGCGTTGGTTTGCATCGTGTTGGCGCTGTTCGTGTTGTTGCTGAGTTCCGTGTTTGCTGAAGCTACAGAATTGTTACGGTTAGTCTGCGCAGTGTCCTGAGCGTTGTGCATCGCGTTGTTCGCTTCGCGCACCGAATTGTGGTAGTTCACGATAGCCGAGTTGCGTGCGTTGGAGTACTGCCTGTTGTAGTTTCCTAGTTCCCAGCTCGTTTGTCCATCCATGTATAGAGCGTACATCGGGATTCCCATGTCATAGCAGAAACGGTACCAATCGCCGTTGACCATTTCCATGTCGTGCGAGCCGCGCATATCCTGCCACTGATAGGAATGCGAACCGCTGCCGCCTATTCCAGTCAGGAACATGCGCATGTTCAGATACGGATAAGCAAGCGACACGATTCCGTGTGCCTTGATGGAGCCTGTAGATTCAACGCGCACGGTCGCGGTCTTGCCGTTATTGTCGGTAATCTCAAGTTCAGAGTACGGAAACGTGTACAGCTTGGCGAAACGCTGGTATCGCTCTGGGATGCCGAACATCTCCTTGGTTAGCGTTACAGAACCTAGTTCCGAATCGCTGCCCTGGCATTCGTACACGGCGTGGCCTGCAAGCGTATGCGAGTTCCCCAGTGTGATAAGCTCCTTGGCTACCATGAAGCATGCCTGCACCGTGTTAAGGAACGATGGGGAGTTTGCAAGCACATCGTTGACGAACTCGTCAGCTTCAGTTGCCGCGATAGCGTACACGGTCGTGGCGGTAGGGATTCGCCCGTTTGACGAGAGTCCGTTTCCTACAGGCGTGGAGACGTTCGCATACGACTTGCCAGTACCGAACCCATATCCGCTAACCTCGAACTGTCTGCCCCAACGGTTCGTGGAGTCTGGGTTTGCAGTTGAATCGAAGAAGGTCGGGTCTGAGAATGCGTACTGTGCCCCTCTCATTACGTTTCCGATTGAAGCGAACTGTGAAGGCTCGCATGTGCTTGCGAAACAGATGTACTTCTCACCGTTACCGAACGGGATGAACTCGCCACCGCGAGATACCGTATCACCTCCGAAATCAACATCTGGAGCCAAAAGGTACTCACAGTTGTCTATCGGGTTGGCAAGATACGAATCGGTATCGCTCTCATGCACAGGAGCATGGCCGCGTTCAAGCAGGAAATAGTTGAAACCGACTGTGTTGATGAACTGTGTCCACACATCGAGCGCTAGAGTCAGAACCGTGGTGGAGGGCGCGGAATAGGCTAGGTCATTGATGAAGAAATGCCAACGCCTGTATCCGTCCTCTGTCTCGTAGTTCAGAGGTTGCCCTGCTGATGTGATAATCGGTACGTCAACCACTAGATAGTTGTACTGAGCTGCACGGTCGAAGGGGAGCGGAACCTTCACTGTTCCGTTCACGATTGTGACATTTGTTTTAAGTACTACTGATGAAGCCGGGTCTTTGGCTACAGTTTCGGCTACGTGTTCATCGAACCAGCGGTCGCGTTCTTCATCGGACTCGAATTTCACGCAATCCTCGAAGTCACCGTTCCACAGCACATTGGTGAGATACAGCTTGGTGTTCGGTTCCCATCGCGTGTAGTCGAACTCATTACGGTACGCATACACATCAACGTTATCTAGGTTCGGGTATGCTGTATCGTCCATGTGAGGAAACTCCATATATACACCTCGTTTCATAAAAAAAGCGGAAAGGGCCCCGCGCACAGGAGACGATGCGCGGTGCCCTCTTGATTGTAGCGTTGCGATTTAGGATACGCAACTACTGGATTGTAACGGTTGCCGTGGCGGTAAGCTCGGTGGTAGCGCCGGACGGATTGACGTAAGTGGAAGTCGCCTTGACCTTCACCACGTTGCCGGCCTTAAGGGACTTGCCGAGATGCAGACGCGCGTACTCGTCAACATACGTGGTGGACGGGAGCTGAAGTTCCGCGCCGCCTGTCGCGACGAGTCCGCTCAGCGTGTACGTGCATGCGTCTGGGGCCACCTTCACGTTCGCGTCAGCGGGGGTTAGCGTGCCTGTCAGCTTCGGGGTCAGCTGCACGACTTCACCTGCGCTCGCCGTGTTCTTCTCTGCGGTAAGCGCGAGGGAAGTCACCTTCTGGGTCACGGTATGGGTGTCGGTTCCAGCATCGGTGGTGAACAGGATTGCTGGGACGAACGGGGACACGGAGTAGATACCCCAATGGTGCAGGAAGTAATTGGTGCCTAGGGTCTTGGGGTTGTAAATGGACGCGGTCTCGTAAGCCGTGTCGCGGCACTGGAAGAAGTCTTCAGTGGTGAGCAGCGCGACCGCGTTTGGAATCGGGAACTCGTCAACGAGAACCTTGCGCACCTGAATATCAGCACGCTCAAGATTGAACAGCATCGCAAGCGTATCAACATCTACAGATGCGTTGATTTCCGGTGTGATTAGCAGCACAAGCTCATTGGGCTTGGCAAACACGGGCAGCTCGGGAAGTCGAACTCCGTTGTAAACTGTGTTCGGGAAAGCGAGCTTTCCTACGTAAGTGCGAACCGCCTTCAAGAACTCCTTACCTGTCGCCTCGTCATTAGGTGCACCCGAAAGATGATGCTTATAGAAGCCGAAATTCTGCTCGTAGAAAGCCAACAGTTGAAGCATGATTCGGTATTCGTCGTATTCGTCAGCGTTTCGCGGTGCCTTAAAAATGGATGCCACGAACTGGTTCAAACCGGTATCAGAAGACGTGAAAGCAGAGTGAAGCTCCTGCGGGACAACGGTCGTTGGGTACATATCCCTGCGATTCTGGGAGTGATACCATACAGCCGCGTCTGGACGGTGCATCTTGAACACGTCCTCTGCATCGTCAATATAGCTGTGAGCCTTTACCCACTTTACGGCCATTTCCTGAACCGTGCTGCCGTATCGCATGGAAGCCTTCTTGAAAGCTCCCAACGGGTTGTTGAAAACCTGCTGGTGAACATACGTAAGGCCGATGCGCATGATAAGGGAATCCACGAACTGATTGTAGTACTGTCGATTCATGGGGTCGAACAGTGCATCCATCGTAGCGGCGATACCCTGCTGAGAAGCCTGAGGAATGCGCTGCTGGAAATCGTTGGTGGCGTTCAACCATACGTTGTCGAGGATGGTCACATTGTCTACAGCCATCTTCATTACCTCCTTGTTTAGAAGTTAGATTGAAAGGTCCATCTTGTCGAGCGAGATAAACCCATCGTTGGAGAAGTTCGTCTGCACGTTGCTATTGGAATCGTTTTCCTCGTGAACCACGGCACCAGAATCGACAAGGATGGACTGCGCATCGGAAAGCGACTTCAACTTGCCCATGATTGCCGCCTGGTTGGCCTGCACGTCCTTAATCATGCCAAGAATCATACCGTAGTCGGGCTGCGCGGCACCGACGTTATCGTCGGACTCTCCCGCGCCCTTTTCCGGTTGCTGATTAGTACCCTGATTAGGCTCCTGCTTAGGCTCCTGATTAGTACCCTGCTTGGGGTCACCGTTCGGCTGCTTGTTTGGCATCTCTGTTCTCCTTATCGCTCGAAACAAAAAGACCGTGGGGTTTCCCGCCTTAGGCGGTTCCCCACGGTCAAACATTATATAGGTCGCAAGTCCGACAATCAAGTTGAAATCGCATGAGAAAATGCGAAGCGGGAGCGCACGAGCCAACGTGTTTCATCGCGCCCAACTACTCACCAGAGTTGGCGGCAACAACCTACTGTTATGTATTGTATCACCTGATTCCGAACAACGCCAGAACCTCCGCAAAGTCAGTCTTCACCTGCACGTCCTCGTATCGCACGAGACCTAGGTACCACATCTCTGAGAACGACTTCATTACGGGTTCCGCTCGTCTAGCCTGAACATAGTTTATGCTCGAATCCGATGCTGTCAACGCGTACACTGGTTTGTCGCGCCTGTTCGGAACCTTGTTCGTTATGTGGTACAGACCCTCTTGCATATCAACCCACACACCGAACATCTTTCCGTTAACAGTTATGCCGAACATGTACTTGGCGCGCTTAGGCTTCTTCGCCACGAACTCGGAACTCGTTATGTAGAACTCATTCCCAGCAGCCACATCTGCTTCTGCCGTTCCCAACATCATTCGACCGGCCACGGTACCGCTCAACTTCTCTTGGCCGTATTCGGCGCTCTCCACATAATGCAGAAGGAATGTCTTGTTCTTGTGCCACGAATAACCGAACTTTAAGTTCGTGGATACCCTAGCAGCCGCGAAGTACGGATTTGCTATGTCGCAAGCGTTACCTAGTAGGTAAACCCTAGGCCGCAACGATTTGGTGTCCGCACGCTCACGCGATACCGTATCAACTAGGTTTGCCAGTTTCGTGTACTCATTTTGTAAGTACCTATGGTATCTGTCCGAACGTTCAATTACGGCCTCGTCAAGCACGATACGTCTTACCTTATCGTAGGTACGCTTTTTTAGCGCCTGCGAATCTGATAATGCACAGAAGTAACCTATTATATGCCAAACCGGTTTGTCTTTATCGTTCTTTTCCTTCTTCTCAGATATATAGGCGTATTTAGCGTCAGTTCTGAAAAGATAGTTGGGGAACTCTTTTTGAACCCTGTTGAAGTAACCGTCTGAAACACCAGATAACTCGTTCTTGAATCGGCACACCTCCACGAATCTGGAACCGTCCCTAATCCAATCCCTTATAAATCGAGCGCGCAGCCCATAGGTCTTACCAAGTCCACGCGCTCCGATTACCATAGTCACATCAGCGTCATACGACAGGGTCTTGTCCCAATCGTAAAAATCAGCCAATTTTAAACTTCCTTCTCGATATACAGATACGAATCCAAGATTTTAGTTACCTCTTTTGGACAATGCTTCATAACCGAGTACAGACGATATGTATATGACTGGTCAGCAGAGCATTTGTTGCGGAACCTGCACCACGCTTCTGCCATCTTGCGTTCGTCGCCGTGGATTGACTTCTTTACGTGCCACCTAACAATCATGATTATCTCCATTCAGATTGCGAATGCGCTTCTTAATGTCTTCATACACTTGGGAAATGCAATCATTCGATGCATTATCGTAGATTGTACAGTTTCGACATTTCCCATCCTCGCTATAGTAGAAACAGGTTGAACGGCCTTCACTGCATCTATCTAAATCCTCTTCCAGCTTGTCCCATGTGTCTGGCGGATTTAGGTACAGGCTAGAGGTTACTTTCTCGCCTTTGTTCTCAAGCACAACGCTCCATACACCGTTATCGCCGCAGTTCGGGCGAAAATCAAAATGCCATACTTTGCGCGACGTGCCGTTTTTCTCGTAAAGCACCTTAGTATACAGCGGAATCTCTAGCCCCTCCGCGTCTCGTGGCAACTCGATGCTAGACATTAATCCTCCATATCGTCTGGGTTGAAATAGATAACATCGTTATTGCAATCGGTAAGCTCGTTAAGTTCCTTCAGCAAGTCAATGAACTTATCGTTGTTTGCGCAACCGCAAGCGTGCGCCACTCCGATTACGCAACCTTCCTCGTCCAGAATGTCGACGTATACGCACTTGTTGCCGCTACTTATTCGTGACATACTCTTAACCTCTCATAATAGTGACCATACCGTACTCATTGCGTTGCTTGATACACGCTCCCTCCTTTGTCCTGTAAAGATACCGCAATGACGTATCCACTTCCCTACCATACTTACGCCTTAAATATGATACCGTCTGCGCGTTACTAGGTTTTGATGTTTCTCCGAGGATGCGTCCAACAGGATATAGCGCTTGTGATTCGTGACATTGTACGTGCGCAACGTTAGATAAGTAGTCGGTAACGTCAGATTCGTACACGTCCGTTGCCTTCGGTTTATGCCCCTCCAAAGCGTGCGCAATCGTGTTAGAAACGTAGATATTGTACCCGAGAACATTTTGAAACACCTCCTCTATATCGTTTCCACCTTCAACCAATTCGTCGATAAAATCTTCAATAGTATATGAGCCTTCCGGCCTAGATAGACCAGCGCACGTGATATGTGAGTGCCCGTCTGCGTAAGAAACTCGTGCCTTGTTCCAACCTTCCATATGGTATTGCCATCTGTGCCCTGAACCTGCGCCCTCAATATCGAAAGACCCGATACCTGTTAGATTGGATGCCATTTCAGGGCGCTGTATGCGCAGGCGCTTCATGCAGGTGTCTATTGCGTTCTTGGATGCGGTAGCGATAGGCTCCAACGCTTTCATGAGTTCATCGTCCGTTACATCTGCATCACATGCAACCTTCATTGAGTCTGTATCGCCACCAGTGATTCTAACCCTGTTTCCGAAATACGAGTACAAAAGCTCCATTGCTATTACCAAATGCATACGCGAACCTGCAACTATTCGCATACCGTAATTGTAGAACACTTTACAGTTGGTAGGTTGGCGCTCCTCCCAGTTGTCTTCGCATGTAGCAGTTGACTCGTCAATTATGAGTTCACCGTTCTCGCATTTGTACGATGGTTTGTAAATGTCCTGTGCCATCGTTCCATAGATACCATTGAACTCTCCCTTTACTGTCGATACGTACCATGCTTCAAAGAACTGATTTGAACATGTCCCGTTTTTCAACGATTCTGCGATACCGTCTGGGATAGTTGAAGGTATTCTATAATCGTATGGCTTTCCTTGCGTGTAATGGTTGTTTATGAACTTGGCATCGTTTTTCATCTCATAGAGGATGTTCGATTGCAGCGTTACGTAGTCTGGTGGAATTTTCCAGCTGATAGTCTGCTCGCCGTAAATAATCTCGTGAGCATCCCATTCGTAAACCTGTGTCATACACCATAGCTCAATCTCATTCAGGTGCATTACAACCTCGTCTGCACTGTACAGCTTTCCGAATGCAAAATCTGCGTTAACGTACCTATCCAAAAAACCGTATTCCCTGATGATATTCTCTTGTGTTACGTTTCTAGGGTCGCAACCAATATCCAATCCTGGTTGCAGGTAGCGTTTGAACTTTGCAGATGATTCCAAGGCAATACCCCATCTGTCGAAACATGTATCTTTTCTGATACGTATATTCTTAAATCTGATAAGCACATGCATTGCATGGTCAAAAGGCTTATGGTAGTTGGTAAGAATATCGTCTATTGTTTTGTTGACGATTTCTTGGTACCCGATTTCGAGCGCGTCCGGCAAGCACTCTTTGAAGCCAAGCGGTACATATCTACCGTTGATAAATGTGTGGTGCATCGAAGTGACATCGAGACTAGCGACATTACTGACGACAACATTTGCGGTTGCAGCTGCGGTGAAGGTGAAGCCACCTCTAAAACATCCCTTTCTAAGCGCGTATTGTTGAAACGTTTTCGGTAATTCCTGAATGCACGTGTTCATGAAAGCTTTTTCAATTGTTAGTTTATTACCGTTCTTCTTGGCTATCTTCAATGGAGCAATTTCATGTTTCGCCATTTGACGCACGATTGAAGTCTTGGTTAGAACTCTATTTCCCAGCATGTCCTGTGTCATCCACTCGTTAGCGTGAAGTAGGTACTTTAGATATGCTGGAATAACTTGTACATCTCGCGCGGCATAGTATAGTTCAAGTTCCGTTAACGGAGTCTCAGGTGTTCTAGTCAAGCTGTAATCCCAATCGCCTTTTGCTTTGGCAAGACCGCAAGTATCACCCATAGCGGCAAGCCCTCGCATTTCAAGATGAAACGTGTCCCAAAATCTTAACACTGTATTCCCAGTTTCCACGTCAACTAAATCTAGTGTGTAGACGTTAGTCGAAGATTGCGCATTTGCGACTATCTGATACATGCTATTGAGAGTTTCCATAAGTGGTTGCAAATCGAACATCAGATTATAGGCACATACAATTGGTACTACTTTAAAGAATTTGCCCCATTCAATGTATTCCTGTAGCCGAGCTATGTATTCGTTCTCATATCTGTAGAACGATACTTTATCATCTGTTACAGGTTCATAGTTATACAGTTCCTTGTCCCTTATGTCGTTGTCGATGAAAAGAATCGGATAGGCGCGCGTTTGGTTTCCCTCGCCTACGTTGCAAGTCTCAGTGTCATAAACAGAGCAGATTGCATACTTGACTCTTTTCACCCTTTTCATTCTGTCTGCTCTCTCCAATCTCTATTCGGGTCAAATTGTACGACGTAAACTAGGTAATCTGGGCTTCTCTGCGAATCTTGCTCGTTGTCAGCCGATTCTGCGCGTTCGTAAAACTTGCGCTGCTCTTCTGTAAGATTCGAGTTCTGGTCTATCTTACCTTCTGCAATTTCCAAAGCGAGCTTAACAGAATGGTTCGACATAGCACGCTCAAAAGCCGTTTCAAGTGATGCTGTATGAAAGTATTTCATGATGCGCTTGTTAATCTGCGACGTATCTGTTGGCGTTCCGTCTTGATTCTGCCAGATAGATTGCGTGACTCGATAGAAGATTTTTACTTGCTCGCGCGAATACACAGACGGATTTGAAGCACGTTCCAATGCGGCATCCGCTCCATTATACCTCTTGGTCGCTAGGTTGAGCTGAAACTGCGTTGCTAGATTCGCTGCTCCATACCTACCTGTTGCAATCTTAGAACCAGCTACCAATGATTCGATATTTGCCGTTGCCATTTTAATTGCCTGCAACTGCTTACCAGTTAATGGTTTTCTACCTAGGTACGTGTTGTTGATAGCCTTTTGTATCTGTTCCGATGTTGCTTTGGCTACTAGTTTCTGCCCTGCGGAACTCTTCGGGTTACTGATGATTTTACCAAGCCGCTCTATAGTGCGCTTTCCCTTGATACGGGAAAGACGAGCTATATAGGCTGTTGTTCCCTTCTTACTAGGCATTATAACCCTCCAAACAAAAGAAGGCGTGAAACCCGTTCGCAGGTTCCACGCCTTGGTTAAACTTGCGCTAAATGTTACGCATAGAAATGAAGAGTCTTGAGAGTATTGCCGTTGTTCAACTTCTTCTCGATAACAGCGACCTCAATACCGTCCTCGCCGAAATCGCCGTTAAACAGACCTACAATCTGCTGTGCGGAGCGCTTAAGGCCATCGGACTGAGTCATGTAGATATTGCCATCGCCGTCAATCAGATACGTGTTCGTGCAAACCTCACCGGTACGATTACGAACACCGGGAGTAGTGATAACATCGACGAGCTTAAAGTGCTTGTCTCCAATCTCGGCAAGAGAAGCGGCATCGGAAAGAGCGTTTGCGACCTTGATAGTGCCCTCACGAGTGGTGCGGTCTACGGTGCAGATATAGCCGTTTGGAATGTTCAGCTCAACAGTATCGGAGTTGGCAAGGGCGGTGTTGTTCTCAACGTTAGTGATTTCAGTAGACATAATGGTTTCTCCTTATAGTTAATCGTTTACGGTGTCTGCGTGTTTGATAAATTCGGACATTGGCATGCTGTAGTAGTGCGAAGTCGTTTCCATTGACTTTACCATTACACGGCTTGTGCCAAGTTGTTTGGCAACTTTAGATGTTGCGCGTTCCAAGTCGTTGATATTTCCAAGCAACGGAACTTCAAGCTCAACTTGGTTGTTGTCTTTGTCGTACATGAGAACTTGGCACATTGTCTCATACACGCGACGTCCAATTCGTCGTTCTTCTTGCATCGTCTCTCCTTTCATCTACTAGTCTTGTTATTGCGACGCGCCGTGACTTAATTGTAGCATATTTAAATTGGCGTAGATGTGACGATTTGAAATATGTAGAGTTTGTGGAAGTCGGTACCATTATGGTACTCTGTAATTGATCCCTGTTCGTAGCCAAAAATTGAATACGAGTTCACGTACTTGTTGCGGAAAAACGCAACACGTATTCGTTTTCAAATACTAC